TTTGTCAGAGCAAACCAGCTTGAATTTATTCGTATTGGCAACACCAGAGCAATGACGCAAGATCAATATGATCTGCTATTAGAGGCAATGAGCAAATGCTATACATCAAAAAGCGTGGTCGTGTCTGGCACATCGAAGGCACAGTCACCTACGCTGGTCAAAAGAAAACAGTCCGAAAAACCACAGGTCATACGCTCAGGCGGGAGGCCGAGGAAGAATGTCGGGCTATCGAACAGCGCGTAATAAATGAGATGAAAGGTGGGGATAACCTCACCCCATTTAATGAAGTTGCTAGAGATTGGCTTGAGACAGTAACAGGCACAGTCACTTGCAAAGAAAATGCAGCACGTTTGAGTTTAGAGTGGGGCAGAATACCAGTCTCATCGATAGACACAGGTGCATGGAATAAATTTGTGAAGAGAAAATACAAGGGTGCTGCACCCTCGTATGTCAACCGCATTAGAACGACACTCGTATCAATTCTAAACCATGCATCTGTGGCCAACAGTATACCAAAGAAAAAAGAAGGCGACTACCGCACTCGCTTCTTATCTTATGAAGAGCAAGAAAAATTGCTTGCAGCATATCCTGATTTTATCAGGGCTTATTTTATTACACTATGTTATCAGGGGTTCAGACGTACCGAAGGGCTGCGAATAACTTTGCAAGGTCTCAACTTTGAGATGAATAACATTCAGCTAGCAGTCAAAGGCAGCAAGATAATAACTGTACCTATGCATTCAAGAGTAAAGGAAGCATTAGAAGAACACATAGAGAGCCGAAGAGAGGCTATCGAACAAAATAATTCTCAACAAATCTTCCTAACCAAAGACATATATAATAAAAAAGGAGAAGTCATAAGACCTGGCAGACCTTATGATGATCCTAAATCTTTGTACCGGCTGCACATTAGAGCATGCAAAAAAGCAGGGATAGAAGACTTTACAGTACATGATTGGCGGCATCACTTTGCCAGTCACTTAATGGAATCAGGTGCAGATTTAAAAAGTCTAATGAAATTAGGCGGTTGGCAATCAGAGAAGATGGTCTTTCGATACGCAGATGTTTCAAGTTCACACATTCGTAACACAATGGAGAAGAGGAAATGAGAAAACGTCAACGAAATCCAGTGGTTATTACAAATGTATTTTACCTTGCCAAGGTTGGGGTCGAGGGTTCGAATCCCTTCACCCGCTCCAATTTTCTTTATATTAACAGCCTGTTACGCTCGCCTTTATTTTGGCTGTGCATCTGCATTTATGCAGGCTTTGCCACCTTTATCCACCTTTGACCACCTAAGTTTACACAAACGACACACAAGGACTGATAGTAATGCAGCAGTTAAAAAGTAATATGAGTGACGCGCTTAAACGTAAGGCAATGTATGCTCCTAAGAAATCTACCCTACCTCCTAATGCTTTTGCTGATGATGTCATCGATGAAGATGTTGGTGTGTATTACCCAGAACAAACAGAAATAATAATGCATCACTCGACATTGGGTGGTCATTCAGATTTCAAACAATCTAGGGAAGCTACAAAATGAATAGAAGTGAATGTCTTAAAGCCGCTGAAGAAATAACATTAGACAGAGAAGCATCTTATGGAACGCCAGAAGAAAACTTTACGTTGATTGCTGACCTATGGTCACAGTATTTGCGTAAGCGTGTAGCAGCAAGAGATGTTGGTATGATGATGGTACTGTTAAAAGTAGCTAGACTAACACACGGCAAACATGACGATAGTCTTGTCGATATAGCTGGATATGCTGCGATTACGTCAGAAGTAGAGCATTAGAACGCTCTAGGATGCGTCAGGACAGGCGTTGACAACCCTCCGTGTATGATCCTACCCCTTAAACTACGGCTCTCATGCGCTCTATAAGCCTGCCGCTGCGGTTGGGAAGTTGCCTTGCCCACCTGCTATCAGCCATAGCATCGGCTGCTTCATCCCATAGCCTGTCATCGATGGCAGCTTTCATGTCTTTAAATTTAGACAGAGTTGGCAACCCGAGATTAAATAACATATTACAAATTATTAATTTTACTTCTTCTGGCAGGTTATCGAACTGCGGATACAGTCTTTGAGATTCAGCAATGACTGTTCCAACGTCACGATCAAAGCACTCTGTAACTCTATCTGCTCCGACAGGCGTTCCGACTGGTTGGTTATACTCTGGTTCATCTGGTAAGACCAAGTGACCAATCCCAAAAGTAAGCCGATCAGCACTACACATATATGTGACATGCTTAATCCCCTCGTCAATTTCCAACTCTTCACGCAACTGATCTACGTTCATTTCTTAAAAGCCCCAATGCTTTTCAATCCAAAGCTTGCACCTATCGAAGCTAGGATTCCCCACGATATGAACTCCGGGCAATCTTCTTTGAGTACAATAAAGCCTTGCTTGATAAAGGGTTGTGCGGGAGGCCACATACAAGCAGCAATTAATCCAATAAAGAAAATTGTCCATGCTTCATCTTTCCAAGATCCATCTGACGCAGCCATAGCAGTAGCTTCCCACTCCTGTTTGCCAGCAGCCACACGCTTTGCTACTTCAACCTTAGCCTTTTGTGTTTCAACTTTGCCTTCCATCCATGTGCCAGCAAGACCAGCAACAGCATTAATAATAGCAATCATTGCATCACCATCCCTTCTTTTGGAGTGACTGCCATAGCCACACTAAACATTAAGAAAATAAACAAGCCAACAACCGCAGCTACAAGCAAGAAAACACCTAAAGCTATCTTGATTGTTTCTTCCATTTCGTTTGATCTTTTAATCTTCTCTCGCCTCGCAGCCGCTTCAGCCTCTTTCGCTTCCGCGATGCGTTTCGCGCGTTCAGCCACAATGCCTGACCAAGTACCATGTCCAAATCTCATATCCACAAGCACAGAAATTTCATACAATTGTTCAGCAGCAATTTTGGCATTGATGGTTTCCATTGCCACACTCTCAACACCAAACTGATCTGCTAAACTACCCCCAGATTTTTTATTTCTTAGGGCTTGTGTTTCTTTTTCGCCTCTAAACAGATCATCTATCTGTCCAGCTATCTGCCCAATATCCTGGCATGTTGAAATATTAGATTTAATAAAATCAACTGAAGCCTTAACAAGACTGATACCTGTGAGAACTTCAGCTACTACCATTAGTCAGGCTTCGGGTTATCCGATTTAATCTTAGCGACATGCTCTTGCCATTTATCCAAACCATTCTCTGTAATGTATTCAACTTGGGCTTCTAATGTGCCGTAAGCTCCTGTTCTGGCTTTAAGCCAGTCTGGTCTGTCATCCGTTGCTTCAGGTTTAGCCGCTGCTGTCCTATCATCACCAACCGAAAGAAAGCTAGGTTTGGCTCCAGTTTTAGGTGCGTACTGTAGTGCCAGATCATCAAGGTCAGCCTCCGTCATATCGTTTGATAGTACCAATTCAGTCCAACTATTGTCAGAGTATCGAACTGTGGCAATGCCATTTGTAATCTTCTCAATATTATATGCAGTCATGCTACTGCTCCATTTAAAGTTCCTGTGTTATTCATTGTAACTGATGTGCCTGTGACTGCCGCCCCAGCCGCACCACCCGACTGACCCGCTGATCCGTTACTTGCGTTTCCATTACCACCAGCCGAAGAATTTGAGGCCGCTGTTCCTAGAGCCGCACCATTCGTTCCCGCTGATCCAGAACCAGCATTTGTCCCGCCAGACGATCCAGACCCACCATTTGTGGCACTCTGATTGTAGCCAGCCCCCACGCCAAATGACCCGCCTGAGCCGCCTGATGTACTGGTTGTGGTTGTCACATTTCCTGTTCGTGAAACGCGATGCACAGTATCATTTTCGCCGTAAATCCAAACGCTTCCGCGATAATATGTCCAACCGCCAGTTGTGTACGGGCTAGTAGTTTGGTGATATTTAACAACTGAATTAGCCCATTTGATCGTGTCTTGGGAGCCGCCAGCAATCCAATTATAAGACGAATTTCCATACGGGCCTTGAGAAACACTTGAGGTTGAAGATGTGCTTCCGTTGCCGCCCTGCGATCCATTTGCTCCAGCCCCGCCCCCACCGGAAATCTGTCCTGTGTTATTGATGGTTACGCCACTTGTAGCGCAGTTTATGGCATGGCCTCCGGCTGCTCCGGCTGAAGCACCACCGCTGCCAATAACGGTTCCCGCATTGTTGATTGTCAGACCACCAGCTAGTCCACTTGGGATGTCAATAGCTTCATCTCCAGACCCACCTATGGTCACACCTGAGTTGATGTCCACGACCTTTGGGTAGTCTGTATCGTAATCACCGCCAAACAAAGCATCAGCATCTACATTGGTTGTCGAACTGCTAACAGTATTTTTAAAAGCTTTGGCTGTACTGTAAAAATCTTGCACATCTATAATGCCACTTGTTGGCACAGATGCCGCCATATTTACCGCTGGGTTATCACCAGATTTTGATAAGATGTTAGAGCCACCACGGTACAAATCACTAAAGCTTATTGCTGACGAGCCGCCAACAAACTCTGCTCTAAGATCACTAAATGATACTGCGCCTGATGCTGCTATAGCCATTACGGAGTTCCAAATGCTGTTACGTTGTCTTTAGCTACAACAGCACCAGCCGTTGTAATTTTAAATACCTCAACGCTGTTGTAAATAAACACCATGTCATTGCCATCAAGAGCGGCAGACCATCCAGTAGGAAATGCTGCAACATTGTCTAAGTTTGTGGCTTGAATATCACCATTAGCGTCTATTAAATTAGCCATTAACAATGCTTTAGTTGTTGCCATTATGGACTCCCGAAAGCTGTGATGTCGTTAGCCGATGTAACTGCACCGCTAGATGCAAGTTTAAAAACAGTTGTGCCGTTATATTGAAAATCTAAATCATTACCGTCTAAAACAATTGCCCATTTGCTTGTGCCAAATGATACGCTGCTTGCGCCAAGCGCAACATTGCCACTACCATCGACTGTCAAGTTGTCGTGATTAGCTATGCCAAGACTAGACAAGCTAGGCGTTGACACAGTGCCAAATGAAAGCTGACCTGATCCATCTGTCTTTAAAAACTGACCATTCGATCCGTCTGCTTGTGGGTAATTCAATCCATCAAGAACCACATTGCCAGTACCATTTGGAGTGATGTTAATATCGCGGCCAGACACAGAAACAATACTATTCGTTCCAACATCAAGAGATCCTCCAAGAACAGGAGTTGTGTCCTCGACTACATTGGCAAGCAAACTACCAGCCGTGAATGCACCTTGCTGAAATGCAGAACCATCCCAAACTTGTAATATATTACTTGTGGTGTTCCAGTAGATTGCACCAGTAGCAAGCGCATCACCGTCATTGTCGGTGCTTGGAGCTGACGATTTTGCCCCTAAATATTTATCATCCAGAGAATCGAAAGCTGCTTCTGCCGCAGTCTTTGCAGTTTCAGCCGCAGTTTTTGCTGTTGTAGCTGCCGTGGCCTGAGTTGTCGCTGTCGAAGCCTGAGTTGTGGCAGTCGAGGCTGATGCAGCCGCAGCCGTAGCACTGTTTGCACTAGCTGTGGCTTGAGTTGTCGCAGTGTTAGCTTGTGTTGTTGCTGTTGTGACAAGAGCATTTAAAGAAGTTTCTTGCGTTGTGCTTACTTTAGTAAACACCTCAACATAAAGTATATCACCAGTTGTTGCGCCAGCGTTGAGAACTACATTGTTACCGTTAATATGATAATCGTTTGTTGATCCGTTAGCACCCTCGACTAACCGAATACCATTCTTAAATACAAGCGTATTACCGTTAGCATAAATTGACATGGTTTGACTGGCATCATCAGTCGTAAATGTTGTCTGATTGTTTGTGGCTGTAAACACATGCGTTGATGTTAAACCTTGTAGGTACGCACCAGCAATTTGGAATGATGACCCAACATAAACCTTTAACTGACTGTTTGTTGTGTCATACCAAAGATCGCCAGCACTAGGCGATGATGGTGCAGATGACCCAGCCGTAAACAAATCATTAAAAGAGTTAACAGCGGTAAGTGTTCCAGCAACAGTGTTTACGTTTGCTATAGAACCCGCAACAGAACTTACATTGCTGTTAGCACCAGCTACAGTGTTGATGTTTCCTATGTTACTAGCAACCACAGCAAAATTGCTTGTAACAGTAGTAATGCTATTACCCATTGCGTTACCGTGAGCAACACAATAATAAAGCAATCCACTTGATGGCGCACCAGCATCAACAATAATGGTTGTTTTAGCACCAGCCTGACCAGCCGTACCAGTGGTTGTTACGCCTGTTGTATAGCTACTACTGCCATTCTTAAACGCTAGTGTATGACCAGCATTGCTAGCATTAGATTGATCAAAAATATATGTGTTACCACGATCTAACTGAATTGCTGGATTGTTACTGCCATCCAAAACAAATACGTTTGAACCACCAACACTAGCTACAGTTACAGCGTATGTTGTTGTTGCAGATAAAGCATTGGCTAGTGTTGTTACATCTGAGCTAATTCCAGCTATAGTTGTTACATTAGCTGACACACCAGCTACAGTAGTAACATTACTATTAATGCCAGCAACAGTTGTTACATTAGCAGCAATATTTTCTACAGCAGCTACATCGCCGCTTATCCCAGCAACAGTTGTTACATCACTATCTATCCCTGCAACAGTGGTAACATCAGCGTCGATTGTCGCTACTTTGTTAATATTAGTTGCGTTACTTACAACAGAGTTAATATTGCTAGCGTTACTTACCGCAGAATTAATGTTAGTAGCGTTAGATACAGCAGAATTTATATTTGAAGCATTGCTTACAGCAGAATTTATATTGCTGCTATTACCAGCTACCGATGTAACATTAGATGAAATCCCTGCAACCGTAGTTATGTTGCCTGAGATACCAGCCGCAGTAGTTACGTTAGCTTTAATTGCAGCTAGTCCAGATATAGCATCTGTAGCTGTAGTCCCATCCTCAATGTCAGCTAATGCAGCTATATCAGCAGATAAAGCAGCTACAGTTGTAACACCAGCTACGCTTGGCCCAGCTTCGACTGCGCCAGTGCTGGCATTAAACGCTAATGTTTTGCCTATTCGATCAGCTTTATCAGG